ATGATGAAGAAAAGAGCTGGCGGAAGAGTAAGATAAATGCCAACTTACGCATCAACAGCTAGTTTCGATCTATCGATAGATGATATCGCTGAAGAAGCTTATGAACGTTGTGGTTTGCAAGTACGTAGTGGATACGATTTGCAAACTGCAAGACGTTCTTTAAATCTATTATTAGCAGAATGGGCTAATAGAGGATTAAATCTTTGGACAATACAATTACAAGAAAAAACAATTGCTGCTACTACAACGAGTTTAACAGGAACAAATTTATTTGGTAGTGGTGCAAATGATAGTCAACAGATCGTTGATATTACAGATGTTGTTATAAGAGATTCTAGCAACAATGATTTCTCTGCTAATTCAATAAGCAGATCTACTTATTTAAATTATGCTGTTAAAACAACCAGCGGAAGACCAACTCAATACTATTTTGAACGTACGATAAACCCAACACTATTTCTATATCCTGCTGCAGATACAACTTACACTCTAAGATATTATGCTCTTGTTCGTATGTTTGATGCGGGCGATTACACCAATAACGCTCAGATTCCTTTTCGATTTCTTCCATGTATGACTGCTGGATTAGCTTATTACATGGCTATGAAAAAAGCGCCAGATAGAATTCAATTATTAAAGCAAATTTATGAAGATGAGTTTCAAAGAGCCGCTGCACAAGACGGTGAAAGAACAAGTTTATTTTTAACACCTAAAACTTATTTACCATCAGGGGCGTAAATGGGTAAATACGCATCGGGTAAATTTGCACAGAGAATATCAGATAGATCTGGTATGGCTTTTCCTTACAATGAAATGGTCAAAGAGTGGAACAATTCTACTGTTCACATTTCTGAATATGAAGAAAAACACCCTCAACTAGAGCCTTTACCAATTATTCAAGATCCTCAGTCTCTTCAAGATGCTAGACCACAAATAGCAGACTCAAGGGTTTTTGTTGGAAAGATAGGAGTAAACACTAATAGATTTGCAAGTGTAGGCATGCAGCCAAAAACAGAAGCTAAAGAAACAAGATTGCAGAGCTTCCCTGGAAATGTTACAGTGAGCACATCATGACAGATTATTCTGATTTATTATCCAACGTAAGAAACTACACTGAAACAGATTCAAATGTTTTACCAGATTCAATTATTAATCAATTTATTGCATCTACAGAAGACAAAATTAGAAGAACAGTAGATCTTAATTATTACAGAAGATACGATACTGCTACACTAACTGTTAACAATCCATTTTTACCACTTCCTGGAGATTGGGAAGCAACAAGGTATGTTCAATTAATAGATGGCTCCAATAATAGAACATTCTTGATACAAAAAGATATTTCGTTTATGAACGAATATAAGCCAAATAGGACATCATCAGGAGCTGGTACTCCCAAGTATTATGCTATGTATGATAATGATACCCATATGTTGGCACCAACCCCGAACGCTGCATTAACTGTAGAGCTCGCATACACGTACAAGCCGCCTGTCTTGTCTAGTACGACAACATCAAACTGGATGAGCCAAAACGCTCCAAACGTGCTTTTATATGGTAGTATTTTAGAATCACTTGGATACTTGAAAGGTCCAACGGATATGATACAATACTACGATAAAATGTATAATCAGTCTGTACAGGCTCTAGCCACATATGAGATGGGGCGTGACCGTAGAGACGAATTTCGA